CTTCTTTTTCTTGAAACGGTCATTGATTGCTGCCATCATAGCCCTCATAGCTTCCTTGCCATTCTCAAGCCGCTGCTTCTTCTTTCGTTCATCCGATTGCTTACTACCAGAAGCCGTAATCGGTATCGGTTCAGAACGGAACGGGAATGGCTTATTCTTCTTGCTCAAAGGGTTAAATACGGGGGAAGCATCCAGAAGGGCTTCATAGATGTAGGCAGCTTGTAGCCACAATTCAGAGTTGCGCCGTTCCTTTTTGATTTCTTCCGCTTCTCTGTAATACTTCGTCATGCAGTTGTCCCCATCCCAGTAGTCGTGGTAGGACATACCCAGACTCATATAGTAGCCGCATAGTTCTTCAAATTTATCCCCGTAACGCAAAAGAAGGGACGGACGGCCTGTGCCGCCGTCCCCCACGGTTTCAGATGCCAAGCCCGTTACCAACTTGCCATCCAATCCACGTTTTTTGCGGTATCCTCCGGTTCCTCCATCAGGGAGATAATCGGCTCATTGTACATTTCAGCCAGCTTCTCAATCAGCTTGTCCTTGTTGGGCATATGGGCGTAGATTTCGTCAATCACGTCCTGCTTGACAAACCGATGGTGAGCCTTGAAAGCACCCGCAAAAAGGGCAGGCAGGAGAGTCATGGGCTTATCGTCAATGTTGCGGGCAACAAACCCTTCATCCTCCATCTGCTTGATAGTACGCCGGGTATATTCCAGCGTGTAGTCCTTACCATCGTAAGTAAAGATAATCTGCTTTGCCATTGCTTATTTCCTCCAATTCTTGAAATTGTGTACGGGTTATTCCTCCGTAATGACGGAAGTGGGGGCAATCGTAATGCCCATCTTGCGGACTTCGTTCACGCCACCGCCAGTGACACGAACGGAAAGCTGACCCTTGAAGGAGAACTTACCTTCCGTACCAGTCGGGGTAACAGTGCCGTCCTCCTGTTCCGTACCACCGAACCAAACGGCAAAACCTTCCTCCTTGTTCTTGAGGGCTTTCAGGGCAGTGTACCCGGTCTTGTCGTAGTTGGTGGTAAAGTTCATGGCTTCGTTGCCTTCGATGCCCATAATGAAGGTCTGCATACGGTCAGACAGAGTGGTGGTTTCCAGCATTTCAGGGTCAGTACCCAGGTCAGGAAACTCCGTAATGTCAATCAGCTTTTCGTAGGTAGAGTCCTTCTTGTGCATCAGGAAGGTCATATAAGTGCTTGTTGCCATTGTCGTTTACCTCCTATAAAAGTATTTTCCATCGGTCATAGCCCGATACCGGGCTACAATACGGTAGATGGTTGCATCCTCCATGTTGGGGATAGGGGTGAGTGCCATTCTCTTGAAGTTCATCCTGAACATAACGTCATCAATGACCTTCGCAATAGCCTTACACTCTGTTTTCCTCCCATCAGCCTTGTTGGAGTAGATATTGATTTCAAACATGACCTGCGCCATTTCAGCGCTCCCGGTCATTTGCTCCGATACAACGGAATTATCGCTTTGCGTGATACTCACGTGCGGAAAGCTGGAAGGTGCGTTCACATATTCCCCGGCAATGTTGATGCCAGGGAACTTATCACGTAAGACTCTTGCAATGCGGGTATAAACCTCATTTTCGCAGTCAATCATACGTACACCCTCCTTGCAATTTCAGCAAACTTGTCCTCCAATTCTCTGACAGTCAGATACATACTCATGTTGGCAGGATTGCCATACGTGTGAACTTCCCCAGCGTGTTTTCCTTCTGTGATAACCTCACCGTGGCTTCCGGGGTCACCCGTATATCGCCATCCTTTTTCCAACCTACCAAGTTTGTATCCATACTGACCACGAACCATGCCGTGTTCCCCGGCTTCGGGGTGATTGTCCGGGTATTTCACACCAGTACCAAACTCAATGAAAAGGGTTGCGCCGCCAACTGCCATGACCGCTACTTTGTTTTCACCCCTGTCCTCAACGGAACAGGTAACATCGTTTGTGCCATCGTAGACCGCTTGACCGAACTTCGCAGACGCAATCTGAACACCTTCATCAGCAAGGGCTTTCAGAAATTCCTTCGTCTTATCAATCAACCACTGTTTGTAGTCGGTGAGTTCCTTGATAGCCCGGTCTATTCCTTTTTCACTAAGCTGTACCTTGATAACCCGTTTCTTCACGATACCTTCACCTTGCTCACAGCATACGATATGGTATTCATGGACTTAGCCACACGGCGCACCGTGTAGTCATAAATCGGTTTCCCATCTTTGAACTCAGGGGCTTTGTCGATAAACAAAACCGTGTTTTCATCAATGGGGCAATCCATATCGTCCGTAATGAGAACCTTATCGTAGGACTCTAAGTTGCCAAACATATTCACCTGTGCGTACCCCGTTGCCGGGGATACATTGCACATCAACTTCACTGGTTCCCCATATCCTACCTTCGTTTCTCCTGTTTCATATCCGTCATCATCCAGAATAGGGATACGGTCTGCATACAGGCAGTAATGTACGGGTTGCAGATTTCGCTTCATCAGCTTCATAACAGCACCCCCGCCATCGGGGTAATCCTTCGCAGAAGCGTTGCAGGAATGTCACCGTCCTCATAGGAACGGGATACTCCATTCTCACTGTGCGCCGTTTCACCCTCCGCACCACGCTTATTCAGCATATAGGCAGCGATTTCAACCTGAGTAGTATGGTAGGGGGCAGGGACTTCCTCTGTCCCCGTACCATACGGGTAGGCTTTGGAGATAACCACACCCTTTGCAAGGGTGAGGTAAGTGGACAGCACGGTACTGTCCGTTTCGCCTGTCATGCTTTCCAGCATGGTCAGCTTATCAGTATCAGTCATGTTGCCCACCCTCCTTCCTTAGTTACGCACCTGCGCCGGGAAACTCAGAAGCGTTCGCCACATAGACGGAACGGCTGTAAGCAGGCTTCTCAAAGTTCTTGCTGATACCAGTGAACTTTCCGTGATACCATTCGGGGCCGTGGTCAAGGCCAATCTGACCGAAAAGCTGGTACTTCTCGCCAGCGCCGACCTTCGCAAGCTGCTCCAGGAAGAAGTTACCCTTACCAGGAACAGGCTGGTAGACAGGGGCAATCACATCCAGGTTCAGAAGCAGGGCAGTACCAGAGGGCAGGCACTCACCCAGATACAGGTAGACAATGCCGATAGGAGTCACGACACTGGAAAGGGCAATGCCGTTGATTTCACGGGCAGCAGGAATGACGGTCAGGCCATTCTGCACTGCGTCAGCGTTAATCTGGAACAGGGTGATAGCGTCACACCACAGGCACAGGCCATCGGTAGGGGCGTTCGCACCGTAAATCTTCTTGACCATATCAGCAATATCCCACAGACCCAGGGGCTTGTTGCCCATTGCGGTCACGTTGGTGGTGATAGCAGGGATAAGGCCACGGGTCTTGTTGACAGTTGCATCGGAAGTGGCCTTGTTGAACACACCGTTGATGAAGGTGTACTCAATGTCACGGTTAATCTTCTGGATTTTCGCCGCAACCTGGAAGTCCAGTTCATTCACGGGGTTGGCCTGCTGGTTGGCGATATTCACGCCCGCCAGAGTACCCATGTTGGACTGCTTTGCGTAAGAGATACCCACGGACTCCTGGAAAATCTGGGTCACGTTGGTTTTCTGCTCACGGGTCACAACAGACGCATCAGGGGCAGTCAGAGAAGCGTTCTCACTGATTTCAGGCTGGGAACCGTCACCGCCAGCAGTGTACTCCTGCCCGGTCACGAACTCCACATGGTTAGTCGTTTTCGCTCTGCCGCCGATGATAGCGGAAAGCGGGGTACGGGTGTTACCCTTGTTGAACAGCATACCGCTGTAATTCAGAACACCAAAACTGGTTGCAAGTGTATCAGCCATTTTAGTTTACCTCCATTTTCTTATTATTTCTTACTCCGTCTGGTTAGCCGCTTCCTGGGCTTGCAGGCGGGTATAGTATGCGGCAGCGGTATAGTCACCGCTTGCCTGCGCTTCGGCAATTTTCTTCGCATAATCCACGCTTCCGTTGCCATCGTCACCCGCAGCAGGGCGGGGAGTCTTGCGCATTGCGTCAGCCTGGATATTCTTCTTCTGGACTTCCAGATATTTGCTCTGGTTTGCCATCACCTTATCCATGTCACCGTCCACCATAGCGGCAGCGGTTTCATCGGCAAGGTTTTCGTCATAGCCCATAGCCAGAAGTTTGGCCTTACGTTCGGACAAAGCCATAGACCGCTTCAAATCTGCGTTCTCCTGAACCAGTCGGTCATGTTCCTCTTTCTGGGCAGCGGCAGCAGCTTCATCATCCGTCTGCTTAGTCCGCAACTGCTTCTTGTAGTCGGCAGCTTCGGAATTGGCCTTAGACAGCGCAGCTTTCAGACGGTTTACCTCTGCTTCGTTACCCTGGCCTACCGTTTCAAGGGCAGCGGAGATTTCATCTTCGGTCATACCTTCCTTGTAGGCTTTACCCAGCAAATCACTCAAATAACTCATTTTCAAAGTCCTCCTTGCGTTTAATCGGTGGTTCACTCCACACTGTTTTCTGTTTTATCCTCTTGTCTTGAGTTTGCGTTTTTAGGTGTTCCCTCACCATGAAACGGGCAAGCCCGTTATTCATCGGTTGTCAGTCGAACAATGCAACGGCAACCCACATTGTTCTCTGCCTTTGTGAAACCACCCGGATATGCGGCATGGTCACCATCAAAGGTGAAAAATTCTTCTTCCAGCGGAACGGACTGACCTTCAAGGTAACTGTGCGTTTCACGCACCTTATCATCACGAACCGTAATCCAGTTCTTACTTACCCCAAAGCCGCCGTTGTCAATATAGTCCCTCCCGCCGTCATATACAGCAGCGTTGTAGACCCTGTGATACTCAGACTCAACAAGGTTCTTTAACCCTCCTAAATCATTACCTCCCACATGGTCTGCAACACGGTCAGCGAACGTCTTTCCCTCAATCACCAGATAGATAGCATCCTGCATCTTGTCCACGTTCACGGATAATTCATGGTCAAGCATGATACCTGCATTTCTTATCCCAAGAGCGTAGGCATTTATCAGGAAGGAGAGAACGTCATCCACAATCTGATTTACCCTTGCGGAATAGTCACCGCCCGCCATCTGATAGCTGGTGGAAGTCAGCACATTCAGTTCATCAAACGCAGTCAAATAACTGGAAACCACTTCATCCATTTCTCAATCCTCAAAAGAAAATGGGACTATGAGCGTTTTGCACTCACAGTCCCATTGGACTCACCAGAACCGTTGTTCCAGTTAAACCTTATCGGTATCTTTCATTTTCAGTTTGCGCTTGATTTCCACAATGGCTACCTTGCCCTGCTCAATCAGAAGTTCCACTCTGCTTCCGTGTTTCAGCAGGGTTTCCATCTGCTCCACCATTTCCTTCGTTATTACCGGGGTCATTGGTATCCTCTCCCTTCATCCGATTTTGCTTTTCCATCAACTCCTGGGCTTTCTTTTCCTGTTCAGCCACATACTCTGCACTGAGCGTATATGCCAGGTCAGAGTCAACGAACAGGCCGCAATGTTCAAAAGCCAGACGGGGGTGTATCTTCTCATTCTTCAACATGAGGTCAAGCACCTGCGCCTTTTGCAGGATGTTTTCATAATTGCGGCGGGTGAAACGGATTTCGATGTTGCACACCTTCAAATCCATGCTCACCAGTGTACGGCAAATGGTAAGTACCAGTTTAAGGAACCGCCGTTCGGATTTCTTAAACATGAGTTCGCTATCCTTCGCCCGTGCTTCCGCAGCAGACCAGCCATCACGCATGATGACCGCAGACCCCGTATCACTTGTGGAGGAACCGCCGTTGCGGTTCGGCATACCACAGATGGTCAAAACCGTCTGATACATATGGTCTACAAGGGTCTGGGTTTCTCCCTGGTTCAGAGAGTTAATCAGGTAGGACACTTCCGCTTTCAGTTGCGGGTCAATATCCTTGAACTTGATAGCCCCTTCCTCACGCAACTTCTGGAAGTCATCAGAAGAAATATCCACGTTATGGAAAAGCATGAGGGCTTGAATGAACTGCTCCACGCCATCAATGCGGTTGCTGTCCGTCAGGTTGATAGCGTCCAGAAGGGGAATAACCAACTCAAACGCACCAATGCGGGCAAGGTTCAACGGATATTCGATAATGGGAATGTCACCCAGAATGTGATACTGGTGATTGACAATTCTCATTCCATGCCCCACATCCAGCTTAGATGCAACAATCTCAAAATACTCATACTTAGAGTAGCAGGAGTAGTGAACATTGTTATCCCCATCCACAACGTACTTCACTCCAAGCATGGGCTTGTTTCCAAGACCGTTGTGGTACACCACAAAGGAATTTCGTGGGTCAAGCGTGTAAATCTCAAACGGGGAGTCATCTTCCTCTCCACCTTCATCAGGGAGAACCATGCGGAAGGACGTTCCGCAAATGTGGAACCAGTCAGCCAACTCCTTGTCCTTTGCGGGCTTTTCCTCCGCAAACACAAATTCGTTAAGCTGGTTGATGGACTCTGCAATGTTCTCCGCATTGCCACGGGACACATATTGCAGCGGTTCACCCATCAGATACCCGGACTTGAAAGACACAATCTCGTTCGCCCGGTTCTCCACAATCTTATTGCAAATCTCTGGCCTTACCTGCTTTTCTCTATTGAGAACTGGCTGTCTGCCCTTGTAGTAATTCCAGAGATATTCAATTTCAGACCTGTTCTTCCAGTGAACGGGAAGTGCCTTGCGCAAGATACTTACCACGTTGTCAATGGTTACTTCGGTTTCATCGGTCTTGATGACACGTCTGCCATGCAACGACATAGCCACGCAGAACACCCCCTTCAAAGCATAATTTTACCTACTGTCATTATACTACTCTCCAATGCTTATGTCAAGTATTATCTTGATAGAAGCATTGGAGAATTTTTATTTTTTTATCAGCACGGGCGCTTGAAAATCTCTACCTTCGCTCCAACAAGCCCACGCAACTCATTTTCCAGCAGAGAAAGAGAGTCAGGAGCGTCATCATGCGGAACCTTGCCAGACCGGGTGTAGGTGGTAACCTGCTTCATAAACTCCGCATACTGACTGTTCCGTGCATAGGTAGACGGGTCTTTGAAGTAGAAGTGCTTGAGGATATTGTCAGAAGCAAACTCAATACGGGTCTGCTTATTGCTGATTGTCCGCTTCGTTCGGATATTGCACACATACTTCTTCTCCGTCAAAATCTGCTGAACGTCCCTGGCAAAGTAAGTACCTGCGTTGTTGGACTCAAAGGTTCCAGCCACAACCTGATTGTCCATGATGGACTTCGCACACTCTGGCTTCGTTACCTCTGGGGGAGAGTCATCAAAGACCACATCCACAATGTAGACTTCATCCCCGTAGACAGCAGCAATCGGCATAGCGCAGTAGTCAGCGCCAGTGTCCGCAGTATCGCATACTGCAATGATACTGTCAGGGTCACGGTCAACAGGCAGTTCAAAGAAATAGTTCAGGCTCTTTTCCGGGAACAGCAGTCCCTTTGCTTCAAACGGCTGCTGCTGGAACTCACTCTCAAACTGCTCCGCAGAAAGCATTTCCCTCTGGTCACGGAAATATTGAGTGGTGAAGATTTTCTTTCCCTCTCTCATGTACTCAAAATTGCTTTCATCCGTAACCGGGTCAAGGGCGGGGGTTTCAATGACCTTCATCCGCTTACCCTGCTTCTTCATTTCCTCCTGCAAATGACCAATGGGGTCATAGAGGGAATAGCGTGTTCCGCAGATGACAATGGGCGTTCCTTCAATGGCACGTCCGATAATATCACCAGAGATAATCTCCCACTTGTCATCAAGGCGCTGCCTGTTCTTCGCTTCCTCACGACCTTCCACACAGTCATCCAGATACAGAAGGTTGGTTGCTTCGGAAAGACCTACCTGCCTTGCGTCAATGGAACGGCACATGACGGTAGGGAAACGGGACTTATGCAGAAGGTTGATAATCTTCGTGTCCGCATTGGTCTGTACCAGTTTGCTCTCCGGGAAAATGTCATAGAAGTGGTAATCACTGGGCGTTTGCAAATATTCCAGACAGCCCAGATAGAAGGACTTAACCAGGTCATCACCTGTACCTTCCATCAGCGTAGAACGGTCAGGGTATTTTCCAGACAGCATATTGGTGAAATTGATACCAAGCTGGGACTTGCCTGCACGTTTCGGCATGGAAATGGAGAGGAAGTCCAGTTTTCCATCCAAGATTTCCTGGTATGCGTCCACATACCTCTTGAGGTAATGACGGCGGGGCTGGTAGAACTTCTTGTCCAACGGCTTGCCGTACTCAACAGCCTGCAAATAATCATCAAAGAAATGCGGTGCGCCAAACAGCAGAGAACGGAATAGCAGATTGTCAAACCTCTCTGCGGCAGTGAAGTCCGCACGTTCAACGGCAGACCGCAGCGCCCAGCCGATATATACCCTCATGTTATGGTTCCACTTATGGGCAACCGCAAAATCTATCTTCTCATACTCCCGGCAGAGGTCAAAGAAGTCATTGTATGGTTCAACCTCCATCGGGTGAGCATGAATAGCTTTCTCAATATTCTCTTTCAGTTTTAGATAATTCATCCTCTTACCTCCCAATAAAAATAGGGGCTGCCTATAACAGACAGTCCCATTGGACAAGGCCGTGACCTTTCACGCCTTAATATTCCCATGATGGATAGGTAATCCACCGTTTTGTATGTTTCACTTTAGGCGGCTTCTTCTTGAACAGTTTACAGAAGATAGCCGATACCAGCGCTACCGCCAGCAGCACACAATCCAAGGCTGGTACAATCGTCAGCCAGCACATAAATTTACAGAACACCCACATGACCTTGCAGGAGAACCATAGGGATTTTCCCAATCTCTCCATCCCGCAGATGAACAGCAGTGTAAGAACGTCAGGCATTTTCTTCCTCCTTACCTCCCACGATGAACCCATCTTCCACAACAGGCGTGTCTACCGGGATAATCGCAATCTTATACCCCAGCGCAGTGAGCATTTCATTCATGGTTGATACTGGAATGTCTTTGGCCTTTTTCGTATTCAGTCTGTCCCAAAGCGCAGCGGGGGTTATATTCAAGACCCTGGCAAATTCAGCGTTGCCCAGTTCCTTACGGGTCATAATCTCTTTCACAATATCTCTGGCTTTCATGGCACTACCTCCTTGATTGATTTCAGTATATCACGCTCCCTCTGGAATGTCAAGCGTTTTCTTGACAAGAAAATACATGAGCCTTTTTGTGTTTTGCGGATTTTCAGAGGTAGGCTTTGTAGGGTATTTTGCGATTTTGCTATAACTTCTCTTAGAAGAAGCCCTACTAAGAAAAAGTATAGGGAAAATGCAGTTTTACCCTACCAACCCTACACGGATGAACCAACTTTTTTATTTTTGCGGTACTTTCGACACTCACCCGCCCAGGCCTGCCGGGGGTGCAAATCCCCCTCCGGGGGTAGGAATTGCCCAGCCGCCCAGCCCAGGCCAGGAGCCGCAGCGCAGCCGGGGAAAATGCCCAGGCCAGCCGCCCAGGATGACAGCCGCCGCAGGGGTGCAAAATTTTTCGGGAAATCATCAAGAAAACGCTTGACAATCAAGAAACCGCTTGATATAATGGAACCATCAAGAAACCGCTTGACAAGAAACCGCTTGACAGGCGGCACGGGTTGAAAGGTTGGCTTGCCGACCTTCACCAATGCAGAAAAGGCAGATTGCACAAATAGGAGGTAGCAACATGAAGAAGTCCATCAGTATTAGCAACCTTACTCTTGACCTTTGGCTTGAGTACGTCAGACCCGCAGCTCACGCCGCTGGTATCCTTGAAGAAGTCCCTGCCCGTGATGACTGGCACGAATACACCGCAGAAGTCATTGACGAAGCCGCAGCGGATGAAATCGCCCATTGTATGTATTGCGCTTGCATGAACTCCCACATCGGGAACGGCGATTATACCAGCGATGGCGAAGCCCGCCAGATGTTGTATCAACTGGAAGTATCCATGAAGTACGACCTTCGCCACACCGCCGAAGTCATCACCCTTCTTTATAACGCACTGTCCGCAGCACTGAACCCCGAAACGATTGAAGAAGAACAGGAGGAAAACACCATGACCACTATTGATAAGGTTGCCGCAGAACTGGAAGCCCACAAAGACCGCAGCGCATGGGGCAGGGGTGTCAATGCTTACGCCCTTGAACTGGTGGAAGAACTCAGAGAGCGGGCAGCTTATGAGGGGCGCAACCCTGAACCGGGGAAAGAGTGCCGGGAGTGGATGTTGAACGGGGCGCAGGACTGGAACCAATATTCGTGGGGTGGTTCTTCCCTCATTTATGACGGTGACATTGCCGAAAGGCTTTGCACCCCGTCCGAACTCAAGAAAACCCGCCACGGGGAGCGCAGACCCAACAGCCGGGAAGAATGGCTTGACACTCAGGCCAGAGCCTTGACCCAGGCTTGCAACCGTGTAGCCCGTGTGTATTGCTCCATCGTGACCGCATAAGGAGGCAGCACCATGAAGAAGGATTTGACACCCAGCACCATTTACGCCGCAGCGGTGGCGGCTCTGCCCGCCTGTGACATTGACCACCACGCCAGCGACCTTTACATCAAGCGCACACCCGCCGCCGTTGCCCTGGTGGGACGGCTTGATAACACGGCTTTGCTTTCCGTGTTCCGTGACTCTGACGGGGTGGCATGGTATGAACTCCCGTTTTGCTTCTCCCCGTACTGGGAGAACCCCAGCAAATACCAGTAAGGAGGGCAACCCATGATTTATGCAGAGTGGACGCTTTACGGCGAATTTGAAAACGGTATCTTTCCCACCTGGGACGCATACCACGCCGCCACATTCAACCCAGATATTGAAATCAAGGTTGTTCGTGTCATCAGATAACACCCAGCCCCGCCGCCGTGCGGGGCTTTCCCATAGGAGGACAAGACCCAATGAAAAGAGTATGGACAACCCCACAAGGGCAGTATTTCAGCCTGTACCGTGATATGCTCAAACAGCCGCATTTGCTCATAGCAGGCGCAACGGGCAGCGGCAAAAGCGTAGTCATTAACGGCCTTGTATATACCGCCCTGTATGACAGCCCCGCCGCCGTGCAATTTATCCTCATAGACCCGAAACGGGTTGAATTGGTGGATTATAAGCCCCTGCCGCATACCGTCCAGTATGCCAGCGAACCGGGGGAAATGGTGCAAGCCCTGGAAAAGGCAATGGAAATCACAGAAAGCCGCTACCGGGCTATGCAGGCGCAGCGGGTGAAGAAGTACAGCGGGGCGGCGCTGTATGTCATCATTGACGAGTTGGCAGACCTTATGACCACAGACCGCCGCCACGTGCAACCGCTCTTGCAACGTCTGGCACAGATAGGCAGGGCGGCAAACGTCCACATTATAGCCGCCACACAATGCCCGCTTGCTGCCGTCATCCCTACGCCTATCAAGGTCAATTTTGATGCACGGGTGGCGCTCCGCACACGGTCAGCCCAGGACAGCCGCAATATTTTAGGCGTGAAGGGGTGCGAACTGCTACCCCGATACGGTCAAGGGTATTACATGACCCCGGACGGCTTGACCCTGTACAATATCCCGATGCAAGACCCCGCCAGCGTTCAAGAAATGCTGAACTACTGGAAGCGCCAGAAGCCCCGGTTGAAATGGAGATAGCACCCACAGCCCCGGACAGGTTCACAGCCTGCCGGGGTTCTTTTATGCCCATATGCCCGCCAGACCGCCAGAAACGCCCACAGGAGCCGCCGCAGGCCGTAGGGATAAGGAATATCACCCACGCAAGGAAAGCCGCCCAGCGGGGCGCACAGGGCGCACAGCGGGCGGGACGGGCGGGACGGGCGGCAGGGTGTACAGGCCAGCCCAGGCCAGCCGCAGCGGGTACAGCTTCCCAGAGTGGCGGCAGGGCATGAGAAAGCCCCGGCGCAGCCGTCAAGCCTTGCCGGGGTTTGGTATGGTTTGGGTGTACAGGGTCAGCCCGTTGTGATTTCCTCCACGGGTTCTTTCTGCCTTTCTGCGCTTTCTGGGAGTTCCAGCGCTTCACCTTCTGGCAGTTCTGCGACTCCATAGGTGTTTTCAAGGTACTTCTGCTTGAGGGCTTCTGCGTCCTTCTGCTCTCCCAGGGGACTTGTGTTCGGGGTAAGAACCACTTCCTGCTGGTCTTTCATGCCGTCATAGTTCTTCTGCCAGAAAATGCCCGTGACCGGGTTCACCTTGCCGTCTTCCATGAGTCCTTCACGGTACATAGCGCATACTTTCTGCACTTTTTTTATAAAGCGGGTGCGGGCAGGGTTCCCCATATTCCTATTAGTCCATTCATAAGCGTCATCCTTATCTATTCCGATAGCAGCATACGCAGCCATGTTGCCCACCTTCATATCCCACTGGGCGCACATCTCAAGATAAAAGGCAAAACGCCGCTCCATTTCCTCCACATCGTCCCGGTCAAGGGGTTCCGTGGGAAGAATAGCTTGCATGAACCTAATCCTTCTGGTATTGTACCCTTCTGGCAAGTCCGGGTTATGGTCTTGAATAATCGGGGACTTGTCTGACGGCTTACTCCCCGCCGCCGCTTTCTGCCTGGGCTTCGTGTCCTTCGCCCCTACTGTCCGTGCCATCCTCATTCACCGCCTTTCTGCGCTTTCTGCTTTTCTCTTTATGGGCTTCCTTCTGGGCAGATTCTTTCTGCTCCCTTGCCCATCGTTCAACATAGCTTTCCATTGTCGTTTCCTCCTTCTGCATCGTGTAGGGTAAGTAGGGCATTTTCGATTTTTCCTATAACTTTTTATAGATACGCGCGTACTAAGAGAAGTTATAGTAAAATTCGATTTTACCCTACTAACCCTACTAATTTTCCTTCATAGTGATGCCCCGGTACACGGCAACACCGTTCACAACGGTCTTTTCTGCGTACCATTCCGGGTGTGCGGTTACTTCTGCGTTGAACTTCTTCATGCTGCATACATAGTAACCGTTGCTCTTACACCAGATTTTATAGTTGTCATAGAGGGTCTTTGCTTTCGTGCTTCCTTCTGTGACTGTCTGGCACTTTTCCTCAAGGTATTGCAGAACCAGGTCATTGTCCTTCTCATACTGCCGCACAACGGCTTTCATGCTGTCAGACATTTTCAGACCAAAGCGGCGGTATTTGAAGTACCCAGCCACCAGCCAAGTGAAGATACCCTTCATGGCTTCCTGGCTCTCAAAGTAGTCCTTCAAGCCCTTGTCCTGTTCTGCGTCTGTGAAGTGACGGTTGAACTCAATCACCCGCACACGGTCAGATGCAAACAGGCTCTTGTCCTTTACTGCGGGCAGGTCATTACAGGACAGCCACATGGTAAACTGCGGCTTGAAGGTGATAGCTGCCTGGTACAGTTCACGGGCGGTAATATCCTCACCACCTGTGTACTGCTTGATGACAGCTTCATCCAGCTTGCCCGCCGTGTCTGACTCACTCATGGTCACGAACCTTCGGCCTTTCAACTTCGCCAGCACGGAAGAAGGTGCTTCTGCGTTCTTCTGCCGTTCTGCTTTACAGATAAGTTCCACCGGGGCAACCGTGGAGTAGTCCCCAAGCAAATGCTGAATAGCATCCAGCATGGTAGACTTTCCGTTTCTGGTGGTCTTGCCGTGAAGGATGAACATACATTCTTCCTTGCTGGTTCCCAAGATGGAATAACCCAAAGCCCGCTGTAAATAGTCGGCCTTGTCCTTGTCGTTCTGCGTGACTTCCTGAATGAACTGCTCCCACCGTTCACAGCGTACTTCCTGCAAGCTGTATTCAAAGTTGGTCTGCATGGTCAAGAAGTCATCCCACTTGTGTTCCCGGAAGGTCATGCTTTCCAGGTCATAAGTACCATTCTTGCAGTTGACCAGATACGGGTGGGTGTCGAACTTCTCTGCTTCAATCCGCATACAGTCAGCAGCATCCTTCATCATGCGGTCACGGAAGCGGCGGTCACCCATCTTCGCAACAAAGGCCATGTACTGCTTGCGCTTTTCTTCATCTGCGATTTCCCCGCAGTACAGCGCCATCAGCCGCACAAACTCCTTAATCTTTGCACTTACCAGCAGTGCGCCCACGTCCTTCTGCCACTTGCCGCCGTCATAGGTGTACCAGGACTTTGCTTCCGGACAGAAGCGGGTGTCCTGCGCATAGCACTCACTGAACAGGTCAGCCATACCAGCTTCATCCCAGGAATACCCCGTACTGTTTTCTTGATAGGGCAGTTCAGGGTGAACGGACTTGATGTAGAACATCTTTCTGCTGATTTCTTCGGACGTGATATATCGCCCGTTGGAGAGTTGAAACAATTCGTCTGCCATTATGCTTCACCCTCCTTTGGGAGAAGAAAGGAAACAATCAGACCCATACACTCAGGGCAAAGGTCATAGTCTTTTCTGCTCCAATACTTCTTATCCAGGTCACGGTCAATCAGGATAAGGCCATTAGCTTTCCCATTTTCTTTGAAGTTCTTTGAACCATCGTAATGTTCATACAGTTTTCCACAACGGTCACATTTCTTCGCTCTCATACACGGTTTCCTCCTTCCTTAGAGATTTTTGTTGAGGTTATCATAGATTGCTTCCAGCCGCTTTCTGTTCAGCCGGGGTTGCATCAGGGCTTCATGGAGTCCGTTCATAGCGTCCACAGCCATACCACGGTAGCCGTCAGCAATCCTTTCATAATCCTCACCATCCATGCCCTTGAGTTCGGAAATGATTTCCGTGAACAGTTCTTCACAGTCACGCCCAAGGCGCTCATAGATGATTTTCTGCAATACTTCCTCCGGGTCACCGAACACATATTCCGTAGACCCATCAGGAAGGTAAAGTGTTCTTGCCATGTTTCTTACCTCCATCCCTCAATTCTTTTGCTCTCATAACCTCACGGTCAGTATCTTTCACGATACGTCCGCTTGCACACTTCACGCACTTAACACGCCATCTGTTCCCGTAATGACCACCACGAATGAGTTCAAAGTGACCATATCCAGTAGGTACATAGGCTCCGCAGCAGTAGCAGTACCCAGGGTATCTATTCCGTGCCATAGTAATTACCTCCTGTATCTGGTCACACTGTCACAAATGGTCTGTAATTCCCGGTCAGGCAGCGGGGGCTTGCAAGCCTGCTGGTTCACATAGCAGAGTTCTTTGTAGATTTCCTGCTTGCTGTACCCAGTGTTGTGCATTGCTCCTGCCAATGAAGTGAGGGAAAGGTTTCTGCCCCGGAAACAATCTCAGGGTAGTCAGGTCTGATAAAGACCTTGCCGCCCTCTGGCTTTCTGAATGTGGGTGCATAGATTTTCTGAACCAGCGGGGATTTACCGCCGCCCGTTCGTTCTCCCTCTGGGAAATACTTTTGCACCACATAGTCAATGGCTTCCTGGTTCTCAATGATTTCAGGGAAGATAACCACCTTGCCCGTCATAATGAAGAACCGTCTGGCCTTGTAAATCTCTACTCCGTTGAGGTTGTTCCTCCCCGTGAAGGGGAGGTCACCCCGCAGCAGAATGTGAACACCACGTCCGCTTCTGGACTTCTCCGTATAGGAGTGGCAGGCTTTCATAATATCGGCACACAGCGGGGTCATCAGCCCATCTTCAAAGCCTGCGTCAATATCAATGCCAACCAGCCCATTGTCTGCAAAGACAAAACCAAGGTGATTGTAAGTACCGTCCTCCACCGCAGCCTGCGCCTGCTCAAAGGTTCTCCAGGTGTCAGGTGCGGTAGAGGATGCGGCCTTACGCTCAAAGGCTTTCATGGGGACTTTGGAACTATCCCAGGCGCACACCCACTGTTTCAAATTTTTCAATTCTGTTGGTATTCTGGAATAATCCATACCCACGAACCTCCTTTAGTTACTCTTTATTGCAGGGAGGGGACGGACAATGTTTACAATCTTTGTCACAATCCATCGTCCCATCCCACTCCAAGTTTGCCTTTATAACAATGACCCAGCAAATTATATAGACAATAAGCTGTATCATCGTTTTTCACCATCACACCCGGTAATCAACTCACTGTACGGAAGGGCTTCAACCCATCGGCAGAACTCACGCCATTCATCCAGCTTGTGGTTCTTTCTGGCATGGTACATATTCTTGAGTACCGCATAGTTTACCTGAACGGTGCGCTTCTGGTTGTAGCTGCTGGGAAGAAGCTGTATCATCTGCCACCAGTACGCTTTATCTTTTGTGTCCAGATAGCAGTGACGGGCTTCATTCAAGGCCATAATCACATAATCCATAGCGGCATAGTACATGGGGTCACAGTTGGGAACATGGCTTATATGTTCCATACTAAAATCTTCAAAGGTAAACTCCTTTGCATGGATTTTGTGCATGGTAGAACAGGAGTCGGCCACTGTTCCCACCTTGTAGGTATCAAACTCTTTCCACCAGTACAGAGGGGCGGTCAGGTCAACGGTTACGGTAATCATACGCAGGAACTTACCATGGTCATTGCCAGCAGCGGAAAGGGTTTTCATCAAAGAAAGGTCGTTTTCCCCAACTACGTAGTTCTTAAAACACTCATGGCACTGTTCGGTGTGTCCGCTTTCGCATACGGAACAATGAGCAACGTACTCTTCATTGGTGCAACCAAATCCACTGTCACTCTTATCCCAAGAGTTCTTAGGGTTGCGCATACCACGGATAGCGGCTTCCCACCCGTAGGTTTCTGCTTTCTCAATCTTAATCATGGGACTTCTCCTTTCTGTAAATCTTCATGTACTCCTTGTACGCCATACCCTCAAAACCAGCAGCGGCCTTGAGCGCTTTCTTCTTGTCGGTGTACCGCTTAGAAAGCGGAGTCTTTTCTTCACCAACACGGCAGACGTAATACTGGTTGCTGCCTTTTTCTTTCGATACGGTGTACTCCAACATTACATACTCACCCTTTCTGCAATTTCAGCCATCTTCGCAGCGTTCAGTCTGGTATCGCCGTGGACACGGGAATAGGACAGGTAGCCGTTCATGCGGTCAATCTTCGTGAGATTTTTGCTGCCGCAGACCGGGCAAACATCCATTTCAAGTTCCTGGTGTCCGCAGTCAGCACAGTAGGCAAGGGAAAGGTTCACACCTTCATAGAAGCCCTTCTTCATGGCTCTACGAACCAGGGTTCTCACAGCATCAATGTTGTAGCTGATAGGATAGCGCACGTACTGGATTTTGCCGCCATTGCACAAATCCCAGAACCGTCCTTCCAGGTCTTGCTTCTGAATGGGGGTCAAATCCTCCGTAACGTGGCAGTGGAAGGAATTGCTCACATAGGGACGGTCACTGACATTCTCAATGATGCCGTACTTCTTGCGGAACTGCTCAACCTGCAATCCGCAAAGGCTTTCCGCAGGCGTACCGTAGATAGCGTACAGCCATCCGTCCTCCTTCTTGAACTCATTGACCTTCTTGTTAATGTACTCCATGACCTCAAGGGCAAACTGCCCGTCCTCTGCAATGGATTTCCCGTTGTAGAGTTCCTGCAACTCATTCAGGGCGGTAATACCAAAGGAAGCGGTCATGGGTTTCAGCAGGGGCTTGATTTTCTCATTCGGTTTCAGGTGTCCACCGTACAGGCCACCTTCGCAGAACTGAATGGGATTGACGCTTGCCCGCATTTCTCCCAGATAGTCATAGGTACGCTTGTGGATGCCCCTAATCATTTCCAGGTAGTAGTCAAGGACTTCATAGAAATCCTTGTTTTCCTGTCTGGCCTTTGCCAGTATCATAGGTAGATGCAGGCTCACGGCTCCGATATTGAAGCGTCCCACAAACACGGGCTTGTCATCATCGTCAGCCGGGTTCATGCCGCCACGCTCATACCACGGAGAGAGGAAAGCACGGCAACCCATAGGAGAAACCACCCTGCCGTATTTCTTATACATGGATGCCACATATCCGTCACCAGTCAGGGAAAGCCAGTCAGGGTACATGGTCTTTGCACTGCACTGAATACCCGCTTCAAACACATCCTCATTCACGCAGCCCTCACCATGAAGGTTTTCGTCATAGAGGAAAACCAGCTTCGGGAAAAGCACAGGTTTCTTGTTCCCCGGCTTTCCCTGTCCGTTCTGGTGAACCCGCAGAAAGGTCTTTGCTGCCATCTTACCAAAGGTGTCAGTGGCAAGGCCAAAGGTCATAGTAATAAACGGGTAGTCACCACGGGAACTGCCCACGGTGTTCAGCTTCATTTCGATGCCCTGGAAGCCCTGCTCAAAATCTCTCTGAACCTTGTTCAAGGCATACTCCCGGCTCAACCGCTCTGCGGTGTCATGGTCAGCCATCAGGTGGAAAGCAGTGTCCATGTATTCATCACGGTACTTGTCGTAGGACTTGACCGCATAAGGGGACAGGATTTTGTCTACCTCCGGGACGGTGAAGCCGCCGTACTGCTGGGAAGCGGTTGCCAGGATAATGTCACCAAGAACGTCAAAGGCCGTGTCAAGGGACTTCGGCTCATTGTACCAGACGTTGCCCATTTCAAAGCCGCCAGCCATCACAGCGCCCACGTCACACAGGCAGCAGTTGATGGTGTCCAGACGGGCAGACTGGTCATGGATGTAGATGTACCCTTCCTTGCAAGCCTGCAATTCATCCTTCGTCATAAAGAACCTGCGGTACAGGCGCTTGTTGAGTTCGTTGAAAATCAGGCAGCGTTTGGTAGCCACCAGTGCGGAGTCCGTGTTTGCGTTCTCCTTGTCACCGATAAATCGGATAGACTGACTCTTGATGTAGACTTCATCCATCAGGTGAACAAAGTCCTTCTTGTAGTTGCGGTAATCCTTGTAGGACTTAGCCACAGCCGGGTTGAAGTCCTCAAGAACCTGCTCCATGATATTGTGCATTTCGGAAACAGGGATTTCCTCAAGCCCCTTTTCCTGGATAATGCGAATGACAGCAGCCACAATATCATGGAACTCACTGTCAGTGATATTCACCATTACACGGGAAGCGGACTTCGTGACAGCGTTCACGATTTTCTGTCCGTCAAATGCTTCCAGTGTTCCGTCCTTCTTAATGACTTTCATGGAGAATGACCCTCCCTTCCTTGAGTGTGCGTTTTACGTCAATGACCCTCTGGTTGGTGCTTCCAGCCCAGGGGTAGTTTACATCTTTCAGTTCTGCAATGAACTTTCCGTCCACCAGAACATCCACGGATTTCATCATGCCAGCCATAACCGGGTCTTGCATGACTTCTTCCCAGGTGTACCCCGTGTAGACCCAGATGGTTTTTGCGGGGAAATCACGCTTGACGGCCTGCATCAGGTCATCAACCGCAGAACGGTTGGAAGGATGAAGCGGGTCACCACCAGAGAATGTAATCCCAGCAATGTAGTCCTTCTTCAACTCCCTGTAAAGTTCTTCTTTATCCTTCAAACCAAAGGGGATGCCGTCAGCAGGGTTCCAGGTGACGGGGTTCTGGCAGTCCTTACAGTGGTGGTTACACCCTGCTACCCAGAGAACTACCCGCAGCCCATCACCGTTGTTCATATCGTCATGGGTGATATTGTGATAGTTCATCACACGTCACCCGTCTTGCGGTGGGCAGACAATTCTACATCGAACCCGTCTGGGTAGCGGGCTTTCAGCTTATCAATGTTCATCTGCATAATCTGGTTCATATCCCAGCCGAAAGAATGACAAATCATGGCAATGTACCAGAGAATGTCACCAACCTCCTTCTGGGCATGGTCAACATCAAGGGGCTTCTCATGGAAAATCCACTTCTTGACCATATCGTTGAACTCACCAGCTTCACCAGACAGACCAAGACAGCCATTCAAGATACCGCCAAGGTCATAGTTTTCGCAGGGCTTCCCGCCTTTCGCCTGCTTGAAGAAATCAATCATGTCATACTTGTCAAGCAGACGTTCAGTTGCCTTGCCATCGTTGGTACGCATAGCCAAATCCTGATACTCTTTACCGTTCATGTTTTTGTACCTCCTTCATCTGTGTGGCGGCTACCACTCCTGCGATAAATCCCAGAAGCAGAACCACCGTGAAAAATATGAGAAGCAGCAAAATTGCAACCAGCAGTTTCATAGTGCTACCTCCTTAGATACCTCTGACTCTGGATGCCACCATGTCAGCAGTGTGGGTGTACAGGACATTGGGATACTGCTCAATGGCAGCGCCCAGGTTGTTCCATAAGCTCTTATCGTCATAGGCTCCCATGTGCCACCTGATACAGAGGATTTCTTCTTCGGTCAAGTCCATAATCTGCTGGGCAATAATCACGGACTTGTCACCATGCCCTGTGAGGGGAAGGTTGCTCCGATAATCAAAACTTCCGTCAGGCAGTTCCCTGTACTGGTCACACTTACACAGGTCATGGAGCATACCAACAATGTAGGGACTTTCCTGCCGTTCCCAGTGAAGGTTGAGCCGTTTGGTCAGTTCCAGCAGGGCAGAGGTTACTTCCAGGCTATGGTCAAACAGACCGCCCTTATAATTGCCGTGATACTTTGTGGAAGCAGGTGCATCAAAGAACCCACGTTCATCCAGAAGTTCACGGATATGTTCACAGTAGGCAGGATTGAAAACCTCTGACCACAACTGTTCAAACAGTGCAATCCTGTCCTTCTTTCTCATTACTTTCATGCTTATACCTCATTTCAAACGAATATAAGCATTGGAGAGTTTGAAGCTATGCTTCGCCCTCTCCTTTGCTTACTTCATGGGGTTATCCCAAGATACTGTTCAGGTCAAAGGGCTTCTTGCCGCCAGCCTTGCCAGTCTGGGTTGCGGGCTTTGCCGCAGGTTCCTTCTTCGCAGCGGGAGCGGGGGCAGCAGGGGCTTCATCGAAACCGTCAGCAGGTTCCTTGTCACCCAGACGCACAAACTTGAGCATCTTGCCGGGAGTGCGGTTGCTCTCAACTTCCTCATGGTCAACTTCGCAGCGGATGAAGCAGCCGACCAAATCTTCATGGTCAATCTCCGTCAGGGAGAAGTCGTTGAGCGCCACCTTTGCAAAGTAGCTGAAAGCGTTCAGGCCACCTTCGTTCGGCTCACCATCCTTATTCAGCAGGGAGAAGCGCTCCACGTGCTTCTGCCCGGAAGCCAGCTTCATAGTGACTTCCATCTTGCCAAAGTCCTCCTTGTAGTTCACGCCTACAATCTGGAACACATGGGTTCCCTTCGGGATAAGGGAGAAGCCCTCCGTCAAACCAATCTTAGCCATTGTATTTTCCTCCTTTGATAGTCTTGCGATTTTTATGTGCAACGTACCGGGCAATCATAACCAGGTTCGTTACAGCCATTTCCACAAACAGAGTGACGAACACTCCGTAGAAGAACGGGTTGATATACATAGGTGCTTTACTCCTTCCTTTCCTTCGGTGTCAGCTTGTACGTGACGGTTTCCTTCGTCTTGTACTTATCCAGCACACCGTCTTTCTTCATAGCAGCTTCATCCACCTTGAGGGACGTACTGCGGGATGTAACCCACTCAAAGCGGGAACCCTGAATGATAACCTGCTTGTCACCATCCCGGAACTTGCCCATGCAGGCTTCCTTGATAAGGTCTTTCAGAGTTTTCAGCCGCTTTTCATCGGCAGCGGTTTCCTCTGCGACCTTGTTCAACTTATCCTGCAACTGCTCTGCTTCTGCAACCAGAGCGTCAAGGTCACTGTCCGGGGACAGGGAGTTGGCACGGAGAACCTTGAGAATGTCAGCGTCCTTCTTCTCGTCATACTTCGGAGAAACGCCGCCCTCAACGTGCTTCTTCCACCAGGCTTCAACCTTCTTGATGGTCTTAGCCATATTGGGGTATCTCTCCGATACCTTGAAGGAGCGCTCAAAGGTGTTGTCCTGGGTAACAGTGAAGTTCTCCGGGTGGTCATAGTCCTTATCACCAAGGATGGTGCAGACCATAATCACGTCATCCACACCCAGCAGGTAGGCGTAAAGCGCAGCCTGCAAAGCGTAATACTCAGGCACATCCTCAAGCCAGTCCTCCGCACGTTTGGTGGTTTTCATTTCCATTACGGTAGTAGGCTTGCCGTTCTTGTCCACGAATAGATAGTCCCACATACCGCCGAAAATCGGTTCGTCCTTGAAGAAGTCACCCCAGGTTTTCTTGAAGTAGTCCTCACCGTACACATCGGTAGGAGTGACCAGCTTCTTCCAGAAGTATTTCTCCCTCATGTACTCTGCCTGCTTCGGCTCAATGGCCTTACCAGCCAGGGTATAAATGGTGTCCTCAAAGGGTTCCTCATAGGTGCGGGTGATAGCGCACCAGGCATTGAACGGGGTAGTCCATGCGTTCAAGCCCATAATTGCCGCAAACCGTGTGCCAGTACACTTCTTCGGACGGGCAGGCGGTGTAATGGTAATCGTACCATCATCATTCCACTTCATGGTCTTTTCCTCCTTACACATAGTTGCGCCAGTTGCGGGCAAAGAAGGACTTACCATCCCGACCCTTGCGGTTCATGTGCTGGATGCCAGCACGTTTCATATTGTGTCTTGCGACACTGCGTAGCAGCTTTCTCATACGTTACTCCTTTCTACGGGTGCGTTCAGAACCCAATACAGTTCTACGGCCTTGTTGAGATACCAGATAGCTTTCTGAATATCCTCAATGCCGTTCTTCCTCTTGTGACGGTAGATGTACTTGAGGGCATTGCACACACAGAAGTTCATTGTGGCTTCCACGCCCTGAGTTTCTACCATCACGTCAATGCACTCAAACTGCCCTGTTTCATAGTGAGAAGGGTGGTTCACATTGTCAGCCATATGTTATCCCTCCCTTTACTCTGCGTACTGGGCGATAATCTCAGTCAGGTTGTCACACAGGGCAGTGCAGGCAGAAGCGGTGATATTGGTGAAGCCATCGGTTTTCATGGCAATCTGCTGAACAAAGTCCTCCTGGGTTTCATCCTTGTCCATCAGTTCCTTGCAGAGAGTCTTGAGGTTGGAAACCTGTTCCTCAGTGGCAGCACCATCAGCCCCGGTCAGTTCCTTCTTCGCTTCCTCACGCTCCTCAGTGGTAGCAGGGGCTTTCTTTTTCTTCTCCTTCTTCGCAGGAGCGGCAGCAGCGGCTTCTTCCGCAAACTCATTGGCTTCTTCCTCCGTTCCATCGTCAGCGCCCAGAGTAGCGTCAATGTCATCAGGCTCCGTAATGTCCAGAACCGTCATCCACAGGTAGCGGCGCAGATAGGTGATGGAGGAACCAAGAGCCTGCATGGGGTTGGTAACCTCCTTGCCCTGATTGCTGATAATGGGCTTGACCTCACGGTAGGGAACGGTGAAGGTGATAGGCGGTTCCTCCATGTTGTCGGTGTTGAACACGCTCATAACCGCCTTGTCATCGGTAAACTCAATGTTGGTGGTCAGGCCGACACGGGCAAAGATACGGATTGCCGGGGGAACAATGTCCTCCAACTCAAAATACTTGAACTCAAGGTGCATATTCTTGCCAGACTTCTTGACCTTCTGGTTCAGGAAGTACAGGCGGGCTTTCGCCAGCTTCTGACGAACATTCATGCTCTCATAGATATTAGCCATCTTCTTTTCCTCCTTACTCTACGGTGAACCAGTCATCAGCCAGCATATCAGTCTGGGATGCCAGCCAACCAGTGACATATGTGCCATCGGCAGCTTTCAGGTCAATGTGGGGTGCGATAATCACGGAAACACGCCCCTCCTGCTGGTAGAACTTCTTGACGGGCTTGACCCTCATGTGGTCAGCAGGGACTTCACTTCCGGGGCAAAGCACCAGGAACATTCCCTTGCCATTCCATCCCTTGCGGGCAACCTTCTTACCAGCCTTGAGGAAGTTGATAGCGTCACCAAAGGAGTAGGTATCAGTGGGAACCGCAGCGGTTTCCTCACCAACAACTTCCCAATCATTGCCCATAACCCAGATAAGGTCACGGGGGAACAGGGCAGAGGTAGGAACTTCAGGAGAACCATCTTCCTCAAAATGGTTCATAATGACACCGTTCCCCTGGTCATAGTACCAGTAAGCGTTCTTCCAGCTTGCCAGCTTAATCTTCTTGCCCTCTTTCAGGGACTTTTCCACTTCATTGAACTTCATAATACATATCTTCCTTAATCGAATAGTGCCAGGGATTTCTTCTTGAGAGAGTTAATCCTTCTGGTATTTTTCCGGGGCGGTTTTACCCCAAGAAAGTCATTGATGTACTTCTTTGCCAGTTTCACGTACCACTTGCGGTCAACAACCTCAATGGGAAGCTGATTGTTGTTGTCCACTACGCAGTGCGTAGGAAGCCCGGCTACCTTTGCGGGATTGCCTGTGACGGCATGGGTTTTATACAGGGTTCCATAGCTTCTATCAGCCGTGGCGTAAACCCGGTTCACCTTCTGAACAGGAATTGCCTGGTCACCAACCATCTGATACACACCTGAATATTTACCTCCCACTTTCGCTATCACCTGAAAGTCAAGGATATTGGTGCAATCCTCAATGGTCTGTTCCGGGGGTGTTCCGTCCACAAAGTAGTCCCTGATTGCTCTTGCCACCACAACCGCATTGTTGTTGATGTTGAAAGCGCCGCCAGTCATGTTGTCCCAAGGCGGGAGTCCCATTGTGGTGAAGTCGATATTGCCGTTGGTCAGGATGCCACGGACAAGCTGTCCACCCTTTACCTTCGGCTTACCGCCGTCCATAGGGACTTCAACGTAGTTGTTCACGTCCTTCTGGACAATTTTCTTGATGAAATCTTCTTCCAGTTCAAACCCAGTTCTGTCCTGCCATTCCTGGGTGATTTCCTGCCACTTCGCTTCATCGGAGTTGTCGAAACTCACCATGATACCATCCGTGTTAAGCTGGATGATTTTGAGGGTAGGACACTCACGGGTCAGGTGGATAGAGAGTTCCAGTAGAAGAAGCTGCCCGGTAATGCAAACGCTTCTGCCCATCAGCGGGTCATAGAGGTCATTGTAGGCAACCCCGTTCCTTCCGTTGAGCATTGTGCCGTAGGTGGTATTCAGAACCAGCTTTAGGGCGTTTGCCGTGTCCTTATCGCCAGCTTTCTTAGCCCTTACACGGCTTTCCAGTGTGTCCACAAACAACTGCGGAGAAGGAATGTTCCTGCTGCAATACCCGTACTGTTTCCCTTCGGAAAGGGGAAGTGTCATCAGGTGAGGGTAATACGATGCAACGTCCTTGTTCCTGATAGAGCGGTTTTCCGTAGCTTCCTCCACGTAGGTAGGGATTGCTCCGTGAATACCACCCAAGGCCAGCGTGACGATACAATCACCAATCCTGATTTCAAGGCTTGAACCCTTGACCTTCTTGCCGTCATCGTCATACCCACCGAAAATATCAATATCGGGGATATTCGGGTCACGGAGTCTGTCAAAGAAGTCAAAAACCTCTTGCGGGATATACTCACGCAGCAGCTTGTCAGGGTACTCATAAGCCCGTTCGTCCGTCCACGGCTTTTCGGGCTTGACCGCTTGCAGATACACGGAAGTCAGCTTTGCGTTGGTCATGTAAATGGCCTTGCATTCATCCAGCCCCCGGACTCTGCCCAGCGTAGCCTTGTTTTGCAAGTAGTTCTTCCGCAGCTTATAGAGGATTTCAGTAGCGTCCACATCGTATTTGCAATACTTAATGGTCTGCTCCAACTCTGCTGCCGTCAGTCTGCGGTCAATATTGAAGTCCACTTCGGTTTCCTCAATCGGGATGCCCAGGTGGGCTTCAATCCCTTTCAGAGAAATACCGTCCTGGCAGTCATCCATCAGGTCAAAGCTATTGAAGAACACTCTGTAATCACGGAGAAGGGGAATATCCCAGCCGTCAACTTCTTCCAGAATGATAAGGTCATTGACCTGCTTGACCGTTTCAGGGTCAGCACCAATCATTACCGCTTTGAGAATGTGGTTGTCATAATGCTTGTTATTGAAGCCGCCCAGGAACGGGTCTTGCTCCATAAAGGCCAGAACTGCATCATTGTCATTGTGGATGATGGTGTACTGCCCGGTTGCCAGTTCCTTGAATACGAACAACCAGTCATGTGCGAAAACCTCACAGTCGAAAATGAATGTGCGGTCTACCATACTTTTTACCTCCTTTCTTTTGTAATAAGCATTGGAGAGTTAATAGCCAAATGAAAACCTTGCATTTTCGCAGGTAATCACATCTGCGTAGGTCAGTCCGTTTGTGCCGGGGATAGGTTCATCCAGGCTTACGGTTTGAACTCTGCGCTTTTGCTTATCCAGTTCATGCCCAATAGCTGACCGCATTGCGTAGAAAGCAATGATTTCAAAGTTATGGTCATGGAGTTCAGGAAAAGCGAACCAGCGCTTTACTGACCGTAGGTATCGGAAGATAACCACATCGTACCAGTCATCAGGCGGCAGCTTTCTCAGCCGCAGGTACTTGTACACCAGATAGTGGTTATCGGTTGCAAACTGCTGTTCTTCAACAGTCAATGGTTCGTCCAGAGGGTCTTTCTTCATCCTTCAATCCCCCCCCCAGACTGGTAATCTGGTTTCTCATGTAGGTTCCTCCTATCCAAGCAATTCCAATGCTCTCTGCTTCAATGCAGAAACCTTGTCTTGAGGATATAGCTGCCTGAAAAGGTGTTCCAGCATCTTCACAGGAATGGAGTTGCCTGCCATTTTGTAAATCTGGGTTTTGGAAATGCCGTTTTCCACCAGCAGTTCCACGTCAGCGTCAGTGAAGCCCATCAATCTGAAATACTCCGTAGGAGTCAGTTTGCGGTAACCCTCACCATCGTAAATTTTCACCTCACGTCCCCCCCCCTGATACTGTTTTCAAGGTTGGGCATAGGCCGTCTGGTGAGTAAACCCGGTTCATCTGTTCGTTTCCGTAGTGCTGCAAGTCGGCAATTTGTTTAATTACCACCTTGCATTTCACCACCTTCGGGTCTTTGTAGTCCCTTGACAGGAGTGTGGGGCATATCCCCCCCCCTGTCACCGATATGGCCTGGATGCGCAGCGTTATGGGTTATGACGCTTTGGGTCTTATCCTCTGATAGATAGAACTGTTCAGGTACTTCATCATCCAGATAATCACCCATGCAGGTTGTCAGCGGCACGGTAGCCGGGAAACTGAACTTCCCATCGTCCACGTCCTTACGGATTGATACAATCAATACCCTCTCACGGCTCTGCGGAAGTTCGTAGTCAGCGCAATTCATAACCTGCCAGTAGTTGTTGTAGCCAGCTTCTTCAAGGCTTTTCAGCACAATATCAAAGACTGGTTTCATGCTCTTGCTGGTTAAATGCTTTACGTTTTCCGCAATCGCAATCTTAGGACGGGTAGCTTCGATAATGCGGAGTGCATCAAAGAACAGGCCGCTTCGGGTTTTCTTCCCTTCACTGTCAACCAGTCCTTTCTTCTCTCCCGCAATGGAAATGTCTTGACACGGAAATCCATAGGTTATCAGGTCAAGATTATTGGGCAACTGGGTTTCATCAATCTTCGTAATGTCACCGTAGTTCATGCTCTCTGGAACTCTGTGAAGAAGGGAGTATGCTTTGCTTGCGTACTTGTCAATTTCACAGTAGCCAACCAGTTTGTAGGCAATTCCCAGATTTTCCAGCGCCCTTTCAAAAGCCCCTATGCCGCTGAACAGTGATAGCACGTTCAGCATTGTGTGAGTCCTCCTTCTTCCTCACACCCCATAAAGGGGTGTGATTTTAGATTTTGAAAGCGGGACGCACACCGCCAGAGAGAGAAGCGTTGTAGAAGTTCGCATAGCCGTTGAGGCCGACAACGGCAAAATAGGCAGCGGAGCCATCGTACTTGTTCTGCAACCAGTACCATTCCCAGGTGTCCGTACCCTTGCCCTGGAAAGCGATACGGTTCTTGCGCTTCTTCATCGGCTCCCACTGCTCCACAGAGTCATCTTCCTCAACTCCGTAGATGTTCTCACCGAAAATCTCACGCTCCGTGGGCAGGCGCAGCAGGTCACCGTTGGGGAAAGCAACCATCTTCTCACGGATTTCAGCCGGGAAGCGGTCAAGGATTTCAGTGTTGAGTGCCTTGCGCAGTGCGCAGGACTTATACCCGCCACGGTTGGAACTGGTGGGGTTCATGGAATACTCCTTGCGCAGGCAATCCACCAGGCAGAAAATCATGCCGTCCTGCTCCTGCTTCACAGCCAGGGCTTCCACTTCTTCACCGTCATTGAGGGTAAAGGCGATAACGTCACCCACGTTATAGTTGCCATCGGCAACTGCTACAATAGTTCTGAACAACTTCATTGTAAAGTCCTCCTTATTTTCATTTCATTCACGGATTTTGCATCCGCATTTTCGGTAGCTTGCGCAGCGTTTCTTGTAGGACTTGATAAGGGACTTGATGGAGTCCACATAGTCAAACACAAGGGGCTGCTGCTTGCCCTCAAAGGTTCTTGCTACCCGGCCTACGCTCTGTACAATGACTGCGTAATCCTTTTGAGGGGTTGCCAGGTAAAGCCTGTCCAATCTGGGTATATCCAGACCTTCTTTTGCCAAAGAGTAGGTTGCGAACAGATACCGTTTACCCCCGGTTCTCATATCCTCAATGGCTTGCTCACGTTCAGCTTTCAAGGTCTTAGTGGTCATCTTTCCGTCAATGACCGCTGCCTGCCTTTTCAGCGCAGGGGGCAACTGAGAATAGAGATACTTCAAATGGTCAACCCTTTCAGATAGAACCAAATTGAAGTGGTCACGGTTCTCTTTCAGGTCATCCAGAATGAGTTGGTTCCGTTCCTCATGCTCTGTCAGGTATGTAATCATCTTTGCGTAATTCACAGTACCATCAGTGTTGAGGAAGCAGGGGTTCAAGCCCACTCCTGTACCCTTCGGGAATACGTCTACGGTCATTACTCTGGACTTCACAGCTTCATCTGGAACAGTCCATACCACTTCACCAATCATGGCATATGTGGCCTTGATAAGGCCGTCCGCACGATGAACCGTAGCAGATAGGCCGTACTTGTGCCTTGCCCGCAGCGTATTGAGAACCTTGCTGAACTGGGTTACTGCCGTTGGTGTCCCGCTTACACGGTGACATTCATCCACAATGATGCAGTCCCATTCATCCCGGTATTGGTCTAAGTCCAGCTTACACATGGTCTGGATAGTGGCAAAGGTCATTGACTGACCAATGTTTACCTTACCTTCTGTGATAGTGCCAAGCATAGACGGGTCAATGTACTGTTCCGCTCTGGCCTTGCTCTGGGTCAGAAGGTCTTTCGTATGGGTCAGCCACAAGGTCTTTACACCAAGGTCACAGGCCAGGGCTATTCCCATCTGGGTCTTTCCGCTTCCAGCGGGGGATTGCAGGATGCCATAATGGTTAATCAACATGGCTCCCACAGCTTCTTCCTGATAGCTATACAGCGGAACCTTACCGCCAAAGTCTACCTTTTTCGGGGTCTTGAACAGCTTCTTCAAATCTCCTTCAAGGAGAGGAAGGATAGCCCTCAAGCATCCAAAGGGGAGGATAAGGTCATTTCCGTTCATGGAATACAGGAACAGTTGCTTTGGGGTGTCACCCACCCACAGGTGCATCCGAACCTTCTTCTGGTATTCTGGGTTTGACAGAACCAGGTTTTCTTTGCACCATGCCATAATCTCTTTTGACGGGTCAGTGATTTTGATGGTGCTTCCGATTTCTGTCAACATCCATCTTCCTCCATGAGAAATAGCCACTGTTCCAAAGACGGATAGTTCCGTATCTCCTTCTCAGACAGGCTTTTTACCCCATGCAGTTCCAGCATAGACAGTTCATCAAAGTCCACCATGAAAATATCACCGTCATTCAATCTCATGGCAAATGCGCAGTAGGCGTTACCCCGTGCTTCCCAAAGGGTCATTGCCCCTTCCTGGTTGCACTCAATACGGGACAGCGGGAAGCGGTTGTTCTCACAATCTTTGCAGTCAATGAGTACCGCAATGTTGTTCTTCACCGCAATCACGTCTGCGGGTTGCCCGGTTTGGTTTTGCGCCATATTATGCGCCCACCAACCATGCTCTGCCAGCAGACCGCACAGTTCTTCTTCAAACTGGTTACCAACCGTGCGGTTTACAGTCGATTTCTTCATAACATAACACCTACCTCCATTCGTAGTCCTTGCCGTACTTCTTCTTGTACCATTCCTCAAATTGCCGCCTGTGTTCTTCGTCCTGGAAGTAGGCTTCAACTTTCTTAGCAAGGATGGTGCAGAAGGGCTTTTCTTCCAGTAACGCAGTCAGCATCAGTCATCGTGGACGAACACTTTACCCTGTTCGTAATCATCCAGAATGGAAATGGTTGCCTGGATAATGGAGTCTGCTTTTGCACCCTTGCGAGTCCCGGCAAAGATAGAACTCACTTCGGTTTTGTCGGTTGCAATCCCCCTCTGGCCTAACTGGAAGATAAGCCAGACGAACGAAAGGCGGTGCTTTTTAATCCGTTCACGAATAGCGTTAAGTTCCTCCACGTTCGTTCCCTCCTTTCTATATAAAATCTCGCAAACAATAGTTGACAAGATTGCCTTCAATACTTATAATGAACTTGCGACATCCATATAGCATTGGCAACCTACCGGGGCTAAAAATTACCGCCACGGTGGGCGGGTTTCTTGCGCCCTGTAAACAACTTCTGTTGACACGATTAGAATATCATAGTGAACTAAGATTGTCAAGGGGCAAATCATAATTTTCTAAGATTTTTTTCAGGAGGGTCACTATGTCATTCTATGAACGCTATGAAATCCTCTGTAAGGAGCATAATTTTACTCCAAACAGTCCAAAATCCTTTGAAATTACAGGGGTTTCCACAGGTGCAGTGTCAGGCTGGAAGAAAGGTTCCATGCCGAAAGGGGACGTTATTGGGCGCATTGCCATGTACTTTGATGTAACTACCGATTATCTTCTGGGTCTTAGTGAAGTAAGAAAACCTTCTCCCGCTTTGTCGGAAGAAGAAATGCTTCTGCTTAACGCATACAGAAGCGCTACTTCACAAGGACGCTTCCGCATTATCCAGGTCTGCATGAATGAACAGGATAGTGCAGGAAAAGGGGAAACCGCAAATGTAGGGTGATAGACCTAAACGAATGGAGGAAGCATCATGTATGAAGATATAAAAACCTGTGTCCTGTATGTCAGGTATTCAAGTAACAACCAAACCGAACAATCCATTGAAGGGCAGCTTCGTGTATGCAAGGATTTCTGCGCCCATCACAATATCAAAATCGTTGAGGTCTATGCTGACCGGGCTACATCTGCCAGCAAGGATATTGAAAAGCGTGTGTCCTTCCTCAAGATGATAAAGGACTCCGAAAAAGGGAACTTCGATGCCGTTGTAGTCTACAAGCTGGACAGGTTTGCCCGCTCCCGGTATGACAGCGCTACCTACAAATACCGCCTGCGGAAGAATGGGGTTCAGCTTATATCTGCCACAGAGAACATTTCAGATGACCCGGAAGGTATCATCCTTGAGTCCGTCCTTGAAGGTATGGCTGAGTTTTACAGCGCAGAACTCTCCCAGAAGATAAACCGTGGCCTACGGGAGTCTGCCTATAAGCACAACTCCATCGGTGGTCAAATCCCTCTGGGCTACAAGACGGAAGGGAAGAAGTTGGTCATAGATGAAGAAACCGCACCCATCGTGCGGCAAGCCTTTGAAATGTATGCAGAAGGTCACAGCGTTGCGGAAATCTGCCGCACCTTCAACGCCAGAGGGTATAAGACTTCAAAGGGTACAAGGTTTGGTAAGAGTTCTTTCAGCAAAATCTTTCGCAATGAGAAGTACATTGGTGTGTACCAGTTCCATGAATACCGGGCAGAAAACGCTATACCAGCCCTAATAGATAAGAAAACCTTTGACCTGGTGCAAGCCCGTCTGAAAGCCGTAGGGAAAGCCCCTGGACAGTTCAAGGCCAAGAGAGTGTATCTTCTCTCTGGTAAGCTGTATTGTGGTCACTGCGGAAGTAAGATGAATGGTAATTGCAACACCAGCGGATATGTCTACTATGAGTGCTATGGGAAAAAGAACCTTCACAAGGACTGCAATAAGCGGAACTTGAAGAAAGAGTTTATTGAGGATATTGTTGTGAAAGATGCACTCTCCCTTCTTACAGAGGAACGTATTCAAGAGATTGCATCCATAGCAGTTCAGACCAACACACATGAGGTTGAAACCAGTACGGATATTCCTACAATCCGCAGCAGGCTCCATGAAACCAGACTGTCCCTTGATAACATCACAAAGGCCATCGAAACGGGCGCTGCTCCTGAAACTCTTGTCAAACGCATGGTTGAGTTGGAGAAAGAAAAGAAAACGCTTGAGGGTGAACTCAAGCGTCAAGAGAAAGGCATTGTGTATCTGGATAAGGAACAGGTAATCTTCTGGCTGGAACAGTTCAAGAACGGTGACATTGAGGATGAAGATTTCCGCAGGCAGCTTATAGACTTGTTCGTGAACTCCGTCACTGTATGGGATGAACCAGATGACTACTTCAAAATCACGATAGCCTATAATCTTACGTCTTTACAGGAAAAAACGTACCGCCTACCGAAAGGCGGTACGTTGTCGGATTTCGCATCCAATACACCTCTCAGGGGTTCCAACTATGTCATACCGCATCCGGGTGAAGTTTGCAAGGATACGGCATAAGCCAAGCTATTTGATGGCGGCAAAGCGGGATAGA